ACGAGCATAACACCTCGGCTGCTTGAACACCTTGGTGTGGACACCACGGATCGGCGCTTCCATGTCATAACGGTACCCTCTTTACCAACTACGTACCAGACACTGAAGCCATATGTTCACGACAATCCTAAGAACACGCCAATTCACGTGCTCTGCAGCCCGCTCGTCACAGAACCAAATGTGTTTCCTGTTAAATCAGCAAACAATGAATACGCGTCTATCGCTGGCAGGGTACTTAAAATACAAAATTACCTCTGGCCGGCTCCGAAATACGAGCATTATGCGCTTGAGTTCATTGATAAACTAGTGCCAAAACATCTTGCAGGCACTGGGGTTCCCTATGAGACCTACCAAGTGGAACTGATTCAATGTCGACCCAACCAACGAGCCAGAACAGAACTGGCACGGGGGGTTTTGACTTGTGAACTCGCGCACAATAGGCTCAAGACCTTTTGCAAAGCTGAACCATCAGCATTGTCTGACCCGAGGAACATCACCACCATGCATGCCTCAACCACAGTGTTGCTGAGCGCTTATACGTATGCTTTTAAAGAGTATATATGCAAGCCACAAGCATGGTTCGGGCCAGCACTAAATTGCAAAGAAACTGTCGAGGCATTAGCCCCCGTAGCCATCAACGGTTTCATCGAAACAGATTATTCGCGTTTCGACGGCACAATTTCGGAATTTTTACAGATGAGAGTTGTAAAGCCATCGTATATGCGGTACTTTAGTAACAATGGAGACACGGAAAGCCTGTCCAAGTTGTTCGACTCCATCTTTGCGAGAAAAGCCACCACCCAATCTGGATTCAGATATGATCCTGGTTGGGGTACGCGTTCTGGCTCACCAATCACAACGGAAGCCAATACCATTATAAACGCGTTTGTGTGTTATGCAGCACTCAGGTCTCTCAATCAGGCGGTCGATACTGCCTGGCGAAACCTTGGCCTCTATTACGGTGATGATGGTATTCACCGTAACATTCCAAATTTAGAGAATGCCCTAGTGGCAGTGGCCAAGGACCTCGGGTTAACCATAGAAATCCAAGCCAGGACTAAACATTCTATGATGACATACCTTGGACGAGTCTTCATTGACCCTTTAACATCTTCAGACTCATTCCAGGACCCGAGAAGATTTCTACCCAAGCTGCACCTGTCAGCAAACACCCAAGTGAACCTTGAACAAGCAATGTACAACAAGGCCATTGGTTATCTAGTGACTGACCCCCTCACACCAATCCTAGCAGATTGGGCTCAAAGACAAATCGAGCTGTCGGGGCTGAC